TGGCGCTAGAGGCTTTGGTGGAAATCAACAAGTTGAGTATTGGTGAAAACGCCATCTGCCTGCCAGCGGAGATCGATGGTGCAATGGACGCCCTGCGCCAAGCACTGGAGACAAAGCGTGAATGGGTTGGTCTGACCGCAGATGAAATCTGGAAATGCAACAAAGCGAGTGGCAGTGCTGTGGAGTTTCACATTTGCTATGCACATCAGAACGTGTTGGATTTTGCGGAATCCATCGAAGCCAAGCTAAAGGAGAAGAACAAGTGGTAAATATCGTAACAGGACTACGACTTAAAGAATCAAGTTAAAGGGGCGCAATCAATGAGCGGCGATCACAATGTGTATCAAAAGGCAAAACGCAAAAACCAGTACGTCATCTTTGGTTCAGGAGGGCTTGCCAAGGAGTTGATCGGTTACATCGAGGAGGAAGGCACGCACGAGATTGTGTGCGTGGTTTCAACGCAGCCGTTTAACAATAAGCGTTATGCCGCCAAGTATCCCGTGGTTGAGAGCATCCGAGAGGGCGCGTTTCCTGGTGCTGAATTCATATTGGCTGTGGCGGACCCCGATGTAAAGTTGGCGATTGTTTCTAAAAACGAAGAAGGGCGTTGGGGAACGTATATCCATAAGAGTTGCAGCATTTCGCCTTACGCGAAGATTGGAGATGGATGCGTGTTAACGCCACAAGTGATTGTGGCGGCGGATGCTCGGCTAAACGATTTTGTATTTATCAATATGAATTCAACCGTGGGACATGACGCGGTGGTTCATTCATATACAACGATGTTTCCCCACACGGTGGTTTGTGGCAATTGCGTGATCGGCGTGTCTGTGATCATGGGTATTGGATCTTATGTGCTTCCGGGTAAGCAAATCGCTAACCGCGTGAAGATTTCAGCAGGGTCCATTGTCCGCCATGACTTCAAAGGGCCAGTGCACGAAGGCATTGTGCTGCAAGGCAATCCGGCGGCGCCTAGATGAACGCAGAACTATTAGCCGCAGCGCTTGGTAACGCCAAGCGTTATAAGAGGGGGTGGCTTGCGTCTTGCCCGGTACCTGGGCATGGCAACGGCAAGGGTGATCGGCATCCATCGCTTGCGATTACGCAAGTCGGTGAGAAGTTTCTTTTTAAGTGCTTTGGCGGGTGCGATCAGGAGGATGTGTTTGCCGCCATCAAACCGCACTTGCCTAATTCGTTGAACTGGAACCGCCCGCTGGTTGCGCGTGATCCTTTATCGGGTATCAGGCCGATTGTGCCGCCAACGATGAAAGAAGTGATGGCGTGGGATTACATCGATGAAAATGGTGAAGTCACAGCGCAAAAGGTAAGGTATGACGTTGAAGGTGGTGGCAAGACATACCGCCAATATCATCTCATCAATGGCGAGCGCGTACCAACGATTCGTAATTGGACGCCCATACCGTTTGGCTTACCGCTGATGATCGCAAGACCCATGGCGCCGGTATTTGTGACTGAGGGCGAAAAGGCCGCTGAGTTTTTGGTTGGCATGTTCGATGTGGTCGCCATATCGGCGCACGCGGGGTCGAGCGAATGGCCTGCCGCCATAACGCCATGGTTTCATGGTCGATTGGTGGTTGTGCTACCCGATAACGATAGGCCTGGCTGGAAGTACGCCAAACGTGTCGTTAGGGACTTGCAAGGTGTAGCGCAAGCGATCAAGGTGGTTGATTTGGCCGATGACGAGTCAGCCATTGGCGATGACGCTGAAGAATTTATCGGACGAGGGTTCACGTTTGAGGAGTTCGCCAGGCGCATTGCCGAAGCCAAAGTGGTTGAGGACTTTGAGGACGTTGTACCGCCACAAAGACTAGTGATAAATGAGAAAGCCGAAACGGAACCAGAATCCGTTGTGCCTGAGAAGGAACCGTTTGCCGAAGTGGTTGAAGCGCAGGAAGCGCAACGCTACAGGGTTGAGATGTGGCGTGACGCGAAGGATGAGCCGGTTAAGTGGTTGGTGGATAGGATTGTGCCGGAGAAGGGATTCATGGCGCTCTATGGGCCGCCAGGCACGTTCAAATCGTTTATCGCGCTGCACTTAGCCGCCATGATCGCCAGTGGGGATTCGTGGCTGGCGCACGAAGTGCCGAATGCCGGTGAGGTCTTATACATTGCGGGTGAAGGTCATGGCGGTATTGGGACAAGGATTTCTGGTTTACGCCATGCGTATGAACTCAAGGACATACCCGTTGGCGTGATCAGGTCGCAAGTTAACTTAAGGTCATCTGATCAGGATTTTGCTGACTTGATAGCCGCCATACGAGCGTCCGAAATCCAGCGTCCGAAATTGATCATCATTGATACCTTAGCCCGCGCCTTTGGCGGCGGCAACGAGAACGCGTCCGAAGACATGGGTAGTTTCATCAGCAATTGTGGACGCCTGCAAGAAGCCACGGGCGCAGCCTTGCTCGTTGTCCACCATAGTGGCAAGGATGCTTCGCTAGGTTTACGCGGTCACTCTAGCTTTTTAGGTGCTGTGGATACGCAGATTGAGATTACCCGCCATACCGATCAAATGTCAGGCACGTTGCGGGTAACCAAGCAAAAGGATGGCAAGGATGGTGTGGAGATTCATTTCTCCATGGAAACGGTGAACTTTGATCAGCAGGAAACGAACGAAACGCACGAAACGCCAGCCGCCAAACTCAACCTGGGGTTTGAGGATGACTTAGCCAATACGCTCGTGGTTAAACCATTTAAGGGTGAGTTACCCGATGGCGTTGGCTTTAGACCGCCACAAAACGCAAAGCCAAACGCAGGACGCGGTAAGCATCAGTCGATGGGTAGGGAGGCGTTACGCCATATCGTGAAGACGGAAGGGCAATACCAGATCGTTCAGGGTGAACGCCATCGCGTGGTGACGTTAGAGCGTTGGCGGGATGAGGTGTACGCCAGGCTAGGAAACGATGTGGAGGATAGTGATCGGAGGAAGCGTTGGAAGGAAGTGAAGGATAAGTTAGTTGAGCTTGAGTTTGCCGCCATAAGAAACGATTTGGTGTGGATCAAGCCGATTAATCAGGAAGGATTTTGATGTTAAGCGTCCGAATGTCCGAAAGTGATGTTTTGGCGTCCGAATTAGGGTGTCCTAAAGTTGATGTTTTGTCCTTTAAGCGTCCGAAAACGCGTACGAAGTTGTCCGAAAGCGTTGTAGAACAAGAAGTGAACGCGTCCGAAATGTGTGTGTGTCTGAAAGACACACATTCGGACGCTTCAATGTTTCGGACGCTTGATGTTTGATGTGTGATTTGTAGAGAAAGGATTTGGGTTATGGCGGCAAAAGATAAGCGCGGGAAAGTTAGAGATGGTTTGTATGGCGGATCAGAGGATCGGTTGAAGAATCCTTTTGAAGAGGATGACCAGATCGTGTTGGCGATGAATAGTGTGGCGGTCAGTGTGATGAAGAGGAAGCGTGAGGCGGATAAGGTTTGGGGATTGGATCGTTTGGCGGAACTCGTGAGCGAGGAAACGCGATTAAGGTTTTGGAAGCAGCTATGGCGGTGTAGGGATGCTAGGAAAGCGAGAGACGTTGAGGCGTATAGGTTGGCTTGTGGCGGGATGATGCGGGCGTATGACGTGTTGGAGGCTGAAGCTAAAGCGATGAACGCTCAACCGTTGTCGGTAAGTGTTATGGAGGGTCAGCGGGATGACGGGAGCGTGTTTGCGATTTGCGCTGATCCGGCAACTGTCCACGCCTACGCGGCAATGAGACCTGAGTGCGACTGCTGGACGATGGACGAGGTGGCGGTAATCTTGCAGCAGGAATTTTTCACGCAAGCCGTGAGCATTAAACGGGCAATGCCTGGTGCTGAGGTGTTGACGCTGATGGCGGAAGAAGATATTGGTCCGGTGTACAAGGGAAGCAGTGAGCAGGCTTACGCGTTGAGCAAAAGCGCGTTAGAGGCGATGGAACAAGCGAAAGGTAAGTGAGTGAACATGGAAGCAGAAAATCGAACTGAGGGCGATCTGACGCGTTTGAGCGGTACTGGTGAGGCGGAAAGCGAAGAAGGCGCGGTGCGCGAAGCGCGTGGCGCGGGATTGAGCAACGCGAAGCGTAGAGAGTTAAGGTCGATCGTGAATCGTGCGGTGCATAAGTTTCCGGGCGGCGAAGAGGGACTGTTTGAACAGATTGGGAGCGGCGTGAAAGTGTCCGAGTTAATAGGCGCTCTTGGCGTAAGCGAGGGCGCGTTTTATTCGTGGGCGGAAACGACTCCAGAGCGCAGCGAAGAATTTGCGCGTGCACGCGCGAGGGCAGCACACGTTTTGGCGGAGCAAGGGCTGGCGATTGTCGATGGCGCTGACGCGGTTACGGCGAACCTGGCGAACGTCAGAGCGAGGTACCGGCAATGGCTCGCTGGTAAGTGGAACCAGCAAGCCTATGGAGAGAACAAGACGCAGGTGAACGTTCAGGTGAACATCACTGACGCGCATCTGATGGCGAATCGATACCGCGAAACCGTCAACGCCGTAAACGTCGATGACAGCACTATTGATGTTGCGCCGCACAACGGGTAAATCGTTGCGCTGACGCAACGCGTGTCTCATTTCCGCCACGTCGCGTTCGCGCAACACCCCCCCCTTCAGCGTTTCGAGGGGGCGGCGTAGGCGCGGCACTCCACACGCGCCCACTCATGCTTCGCATAACTGGCATCGCGTGCCTTGCCTCGCATAACGCGCCATGCCTAGCTACCCCCCCCACTTACCGCTCATCCGTTCGTCGGCTACCAAAAAAATTTTTGCGTAAACGTCCCCAATGACTGTAAACGCGGTGTACATTTACACCACTGACACAAACACAGGAAACGAGATGAAATCCACAACAGCAACATTGATCATTGGCGGCGCAATGTTCGGCGCTTTGTACGCAACGATGATTTGGATGGCGTTATGAACTACGGTTATTTGCGCGTATCGACTGACGAGCAAGCCAATGGCACAAGCCTTGACACGCAACGCAGGGAAGTGACCGGCAACGCGTTAACGCATGGCTTGACGGTTGATCGGTTTATTGAGGATGCTGGCGTTTCGGGGCATTTGAATTTTCTTGATCGATTGGCGGCAAACGGTGTGACGCCACAACCTGGTGATGTGATCATTGTGGCGAAACTGGATCGGTTTAGCCGCAACTCGATGGATACGTTGAACACCGTTCATGCGTTCAAGGAGCGCGGCATTCGATTGATCATCAATGGGCATGGCGATGTAACGGATGAGAAGAATATTTATGGGCAGTTGATGCTTGAGATCATGGCGGCATTTGCGACGCACGAAAGGCGAGTGATTAAGGATCGCCAGCGCGTAGGCCAGGCGGCAAAGCGTCAGGCTGGAGGGCACGTTGGGGGGTTGCCGCCTTTTGGGTTTCGCGTTGTAGGTGCTGGCAAGGCAGCGACCCTTGAGCCTGTTGCCGAGCAGCAAGCCGCCATTGCAACGATTAAGGCTTTGAAGGGGTCCATGTCGCTGCGTCAGATTGCCGGTGAAGTGATGAAATTGCATGGCGTGACGATTACGCACGCTGGCGTTGCAAAGGTGCTTGGACGTGAATGAAGAGTTAAAGAATCATGAGTTGGTGAAGTTGTTTGCGCGTGCCTTGGATCGGTACGCGAACAACGCACCGTTGTTTGTGCGCGAAGTGATTGGCGTTGAGCCTGATATTTGGCAGATTGAGTTTTTGCAAGCTATTTCGGATGGCGAGCGAAAGATCAGCGTAAGGTCAGGTCACGGTGTGGGTAAATCGACTGCTGCGTCCTGGGCAATGATTTGGTTTGTGCTTTGCCGTTATCCGGTGAAAGTGGTGGTGACTGCGCCAACGACAAGCCAGTTGTATGACGCACTGTTTGCTGAGTTGAAGCGTTGGGTAAAGGAATTGCCTGATGTGTGGCGGCAGTTGCTTGATCCGAAAACGGATCGGATTGAGTTGAAGTCATCGCCAACGGAAGCGTTTATCTCCGCCCGTACATCGCGTGCCGAGCAACCTGAAGCATTGCAGGGTGTGCATTCGGACCATGTGATGCTTGTGGCGGATGAAGCATCTGGTATCCCTGAGTCCGTGTTCGAGGCGGCAGCGGGTTCCATGTCGGGGCATAACGCTGTGACGATTTTGTTGGGTAACCCAACGAAGTCCAGCGGGTTTTTCTTTGACACGCATAACCGATTGAAGGATGAGTGGTGGACACGTCGCGTGTCCTGCTATGACTCTAAAAGGGTTAGCGACGCCTATATCAAGGATATGGCGTCAAGGTATGGCGAAGAGTCCAACGCTTTCCGTGTTCGCGTGTTGGGTGAGTTTCCGCGCACCGATGACGATACCTTGATTGGCGTTGAGCTGGTGGACAGCGCTTTTCACCGTGACGTTGAAACGACGGATACGCAAACGGTGTGGGGTTTGGATGTAGCGCGATTTGGGACGGACGCCACGGCGTTGGCAAAGCGTAAAGGTAATGCGGTGACTGAGATACGCAAGTGGCGTGGGTTGGATTTGATGCAGACCACGGGCGCGGTGGTCGCCGAGTACGAGGCCATGAAGCCAGAAGACAGGCCCGTTGAAATCCTTGTCGATTCGATTGGCTTAGGGGCCGGTGTTGTGGACCGCTTGCGCGAATTGAATCTTCCTGCGCGTGGGATCAACGTGGCTGAGTCTCCCGCCATGGGAACGATTTATGTGAACTTGCGTGCTGAGTTATGGGGAAAGATGAAAGCGTGGTTGGAAAAGCGCGACTGCAAGATTCCTAAAGATGAGTCGCTTTTGGCGGAACTTGTCTCACCGCGTTATTCGTTTAATAGCAACGGGAAGATGAAGCTAGAGAGCAAGGACGAGATGCGGAAACGCGGGATTGGATCACCTGATATGGCTGATGCTTTGGCGTTGACCTTTGCCAGCGATGCAGGAACGGCGTTGTACGGTAAGGCTTATAACTCGCAGTGGGGTAAGCCGATTAAGAGGAACTTAAGAGCGGTTGTTTAATTGAGAGGGGTAGAAATGGCAAAACGAAAAATGCGTAGATCAGAAAGCAAGAAGATGATTTTTGATTACTTAAAGGGATTGAAGAACCCTGTGAATGCTTGGCATTTGGCGGAAAAGTTTGATATGACCACCAAAAGGATTGATCAACTCATGACCGAGTTGGCGGGAGATGATCTTATTGTGAAGTCCAAGGGGATAAAGGACATTGAAATACCTTGGAAGAAAGTGATGGTGAATTACTTCGAGGTTAAGGAGCAGTACAAGACCTTTAAGCCGCGTAAGCCTAAAGCACCAGTGCTATGGCATAACCCGTTTGGAATAAAGGCGGCGTGAAAGACTACCTCGCCGGCCAGGCCACCTGGCGCACGCCCGAAGATGACCCGCCGCCACTAGGCGTGAAGATATTGCTACTTAATCCTGGAGGTGTGTGCGTCATTGGTACCTGGTCCGAGTGGGCGGTTGCCTGGGCGCCACTGCCAAGGGTGCCTCAACACATTAAGGAGGTATTGACGTGAAAGATTTGACCATTGGCGATGTGATGGGCATTGCCAGAAACACAGGGTTTGATCAGCACGCAGAGAATCTTTTTATCTTTGCGGCGCAAATTGAATTTGCAGCAAGCGAACACCGCCTTAATCATTGCATTGAGTTGCTGGAGAAAAACGGCTATGACGATGCGGCGGAACTATTGAAAGGACAGGGATGAACCTGAACGATATGGCGAGAAAAGCCTGGGTCAATGGATTGCTTGAGAACTTTCCACGAGGCGAGTACGAAAAATTGCAATGGGAAGTGCTTGAAGAAATGGTGATCGAACTCGAACGCCGCACGCGTGAACTGGTACAACTTGCCGAGCTTGAGCGTAAGCGTTGGGGGAAACGTTGATTCATTTTCATGGAACGCCAATAACGCCCAGGTCGGTGTTAGAGACTTTGGCCGGAGAGCATTTTTGCATTTCTTACGCTGACCCAAGAGATTTGAAGGTTTGCTTAAAAATTGGTCAATCGCTCATGTTGGATAACGGTGCGTTTAGCGCAAAGACACGAGGTTTGCCATTTGATCCTGATGGGTTTTATCAATGGTTAGACCCCATTCTTGGACATCCGCATTGGGGGGTGGTTCCTGATGTAATTGATGGGCCGGAAGGTCAACAGCGTGAGATGATTGCAACTTGGCCGTTTCCAAAGTCTTTAGGCATTCCGGTCTGGCATCTAGGTTTATCGTTAGATTACCTTTGCGAACTTGTTGACGATTGGGGTCGAGTTTGCCTCGGATCATCTGGTGAGTACTGGAATGTCGGCGATGCAAAGTGGCAGGGCAGGATGGATGAAACATTCAACCAGCTTGCAAAAACATTTGGTCGGCTACCTTGGACGCATGGAATGCGGATGTTAGGGCAGGGGCTCGAACGCTGGCCTTTATCAAGCGCAGACTCAACAAATGTTGCTGTCAATCATAAAAGCATGAATGAATGTGCTTATTGCATGGCAAAGCGTATTGACTCAGAAAACCCACCTAATCATTGGAAACGCAGACCCGTACAGGAGAACTTATGCTTTACATAGCTATTGCAATTTATGCCATCGCAATGACGCTTGCTAATCTTTCGGTAGCGGCATTTGGGCCAGCAATTAGCCCGCTCAATGCTTTTTTGTTTATTGGTCTTGACTTAACGCTTAGAGATTGGTTGCATGTAAGACTCAAGATTTGGCAGATGGGTTGCCTAATACTTGTTTCTGGATTGCTTACATTACTTCTAAACCCTGCAACCGGAAAAATTGCGCTTGCCTCTGCTGTTGCATTTACTGCTGCCGCTACGATTGATTGGTCGGTATTTGCGAGGCTTAAAGGAACATGGCAAGTGAGAGCAAATACAAGTAATGCGGTTGGCGCTCTAGTTGATTCATTATTGTTTCCAACTGTTGCTTTTGGCGTTCTTATGCCGCACATCATTGCGATGCAATTTGTTGCCAAAGTGTTTGGCGGATTTTTGTGGTCAATTATTTTGAAAGTAAATCATGAGACCCGTAACCATTCTCGTTCCGGCGTATAAGCCTGAGCACCTATACACCACATTAGCCTCAATTGACGCGCAAACTTATCCGCGCATCAAAGTCATCATTGGCAATCACAGCCCTGATGAAAATGACCACCACATGATTAACGATATGGCGCAGCGCTATGACTTTGAAGTCATTGACACACACCTTATCTGTCCTGGCGATCAAGTGTCGCATTACGCTTATCTTTGGGATCAGGCAGATTCCGACTTAGTGCGCTTTGTGTATGACGATGATGTGATTTACCCATCTTCAACGTCCTACTTGGTCGATTTGGCGGATCATCACCGCGACGCCGTGATGTTTTGGCATCAACGCCATTGGATTGATGGTGCCGGGCGTTTTCTTCGCGCACCAGGTTTTATTGATCAAGATGAACTGATGAAGTCATCACGCGAGAACATTTTGCGGCTTATGGCGATGCACAAGAACTTTATTGGCGAGCCTTCGTTTGTGATGATGGATCGCTCCAAGTGCGCATTCACCATGACCTACGCGCCACTTGGCGAGTTGGCACCGAGGCATTATTTGGGTGACGTGACTTCGTATCTGGAAGCCACGCGCCACGGGCCGGCGGTAGGCGGTGGGGCGCACCTGGGGGCGTTTCGTTTGCACGCAAACCAAGACTCCAATAAAGACAACCCGCGCCACACATTAGGGATTGTGGATTGGGAAATGTTCATGCGCTACGAATACCTTGGCGGCAACATCAATCGCGTAACCGCTGAAGATTGGGGACGTACGGTTTTGCAAACTTACTGGGCTGAGATGGAGCGCAGGCCGCAGTTGCGTTTATTTCACTCGCGTTTGTCAGCGGATATGGCGTTTAACAAACTTGCCAGCATGAGCGGATTTCTTCAGGATTACCACGCGTTGCGCATGAATCTTGCGCATTGATGCGCGAATGTGCTAGTGTCTGCCCCCAAATAGGGGTAGTGCCATGAAAGCCAAGCCAGTGTGGGATAAAGCGCGTCCGAAGTCGTTGGGCAAAAGCGAACCGTTATCCAAGAAGGAAAAAGCCAGTGCTAAGGCCATGGCGAAATCCGCTGGAAGACCCTACCCAAACCTTGTTGACAATATGCGTGCTGCAAGGTCCAAGAAATGAGCAAGCAAGTACGAGATTCAGCCGGGCATTTGTGGCCTGAGATTGTCGGAAGGCTTGGCACAAACACCAGCATCACCACATCCGATGTAAGCCAGCAATCGCACGCCGCTGGCACTGGTGTGACGCTGATGCGGATTGCCAACGGATCAAATGCCGGTTATCACTGTCATTTTGAGGTAGGAAGCAATCCAACGGCATCCGAGTTATCACCGATCATTCCTGCTAATACGGTGGTTTACATTACCGTTTCGGCTGGCGATAAAGTGGCTGTCGTTGCAGAGCAAAACCACACTATGCGTGTTTCTATGACGGACATACTGCCATCATGATGAAAAAGACCAAAGCCGAGAAGAAAATCTCCAAAGTTATGCGCGAATACAAGGCGGGCAAGTTGCATTCCGGTAGCAAGAAAGGACCGGAAGTGACAAACCCTAAGCAGGCCATAGCCATTGCGCTGTCTGAAGCCGGTAAAGCGAAGAAAAAGTGATGGAATGCCCTATTGAAACCAAAGACCCTGTTGCGAATCTAAAGCATCGCAATTGGGCGTTTGCCAATGTGGGTTACGGCCCTGCTAACCCTGAATTGCCTAACCGTGAATTTTGGGACGCCAAAGCCGAAACGTGGAATACGGACCTGGCGCAAGCTAAGTCGATGCGTTGCGGTAACTGCGCAGCCTTCATCCAAACGCCTGAAATGATTGAGTGCATTACAGGTGGTATGGAGGGTGAAAGCGAAGAAGGTGAAGAGGAAAGCGGCGAATCATACGAAGAAGGCGAAAGCGAAGAGAGCGAAGACTTAGAGATGGCGGTGCAAGACGCTGCCGATCTTGGTTACTGCGAACTATTTCACTTTAAATGTGCAGCGGCACGCACCTGTGACGCCTGGTTGGTTGGTGGACCTATTACATCAATGGCGAACTCACGCCGCCAGCGCGAAGCCGTTGAGTTTCAGCGCGTCAACTTTATGCGCGAGGAAGATTGATGAAAACGCCAGCGTGGCAGCGTAAAGAAGGCCAAAGTCCAAGTGGTGGATTGAACGCCAAAGGCCGCGCATCGTACAAAGCAGAAACGGGCGGAACGTTAAAAGCGCCTGTGAAGTCTGGAGATAACCCAAGACGCGCCAGCTTTCTTGCGAGAATGGGCAACATGCCCGGTCCAGAATACAAAAATGGCGAACCAACGAGACTTTTGTTAAGCCTAAAGGCTTGGGGTGCATCAAGCAAAGCCGATGCACGAGCAAAAGCCAAAGCCATTAGCGCAAGAAATAAGGGTAAGTAAATGGACGTTGAAATGAACCTCGCTACCGGCGTCAAGTCCGGCGAACCTATGGACGAGACTGAAGTTCAGGCCATTGTTGCGGCTGAACTCGTTGACGCTACCAATTTCATTGACTTAGAAATTGGCAATCTTCGCGCCCGCGCCACGGAATACTATTTTGGTGATCCATTTGGCGATGAAGAAGAGGGGCGCAGCCAGGTTGTATCAATGGATGTGCGCGACACAGTGCAGGCCATTTTGCCAAGCCTCATGCGCATTTTCTTCTCATCCGAAAACGTTGTTCAGTATGTACCGCGCAGCATGGAAGATGCGCCGATGGCAGAGCAAGCCACAGATTATGTGCGCTATATCCTGAACGAAGACAACAATGGCTTTGTGCTGTTTCACTCCATCTTCAAAGATGCCTTGGTACGCAAGACAGGTGTTTGCAAATGGTGGGTTGATGAGCACATTGAAATTAAGAATGAAAACTACACTGGCCTTGATGACGCGCAACTATCGTTGATTCTTGGTCAGGAAGGCGTTGAGATGGTTGACTTAATGTCTGCCGAAGACCCTTCAGCACCGCCGCCCGTAATTGATCCATTAAGCGGCCAGCAATTGACGCCAACCGTGATGATTCACGACGTAACCGTGAGCCGCAAAGTCATCACCAAGCGTTTCCGCGTCGAAAGCCTGGCACCTGAAGAGTTTATCGTTGACCGTAGGGCGCGAACGCTCGAAGACGCAGACATTGTGGCGCACAGAAAACTTGCCACCGTGTCTGAACTTGTTGCCATGGGCTATGACCAAGAGTTGGTTGAGTCCAATACGGGCGAAGACGAACTCGACACAAACATTGAGCGCATTGCGCGTAATCCGGCGCAAATGATGTTTGGCGAGTCTGCCAACAATCCTGCGCAACGCCGTGTGCTTTATACCGAAAGTTATATAAGGCTTGACCAAGACGGTGATGGCGTGGCGGAACTACGCAAGATTTGCACCATGGGTCCGTCCTACAAGATCGTTGCCAATGATCCGGCTGATGATGTGCCTTTTGCTTATTTCTGTCCTGATCCTGAGCCTCACACACTTTTTGGTATGTCCACGGCTGATGTAACCATGGACATTCAGCGCATCAAGTCAGTGATTTTGCGCAATATGCTTGATTCATTGGCGCAATCCATTCATCCGCGCACAGGCGTTGTTGAAGGCCAAGTCAATCTTGATGACGTACTGAATAACGAAAACGGCGCCATTATTAGAATGCGTGCGCCTGGTATGGTGCAGCCGTTCACCACACCATTTGTTGGCGGTCAGGCATTCCCGATGATGGAGTACATGGACCAGGTGAAAGAGGCACGCACTGGCATGTCCAAAGCCTCCATGGGTCTTAACGCTGACGCACTGCAATCGACAACTAAGTTGGCGGTACAAGCCACCGTTCAAGCCGCACAGCAACACATTGAGTTGATCGCTCGCGTGTTTTCTGAAATCGGCATGAAGCGTTTGTTCAAAGGTTTGTTGCGTTTGATTACGCAGCATCAAGACAAGCCACGCGTCATTCGCTTGCGCAATCAGTGGGTGCAGGTTGATCCACGCGGTTGGGATGCCTCGATGGACGTAAGCGTGAACGTTGGCCTTGGTACGGGCGGTATTGATGAAAAGATTCAATTCTTGCAAGCCATTGCCGGCAAGCAAGAACAGTTACTCCAAACGCTTGGGCCAAACAACCCCTTAGTCACCATGGGTCAGTACGCAAATACGCTCACCAAGTTAGTTGAGATGGCGGGATATAAGGACTCATCGCAATTCTTTAACCAATTGCCGATGGATTACGCACCGCCACAGCAACCACCGCAACCCGATCCAACGCAAGCCTTGGCGCAAGTTCAGATTCAATCGATTCAGGCTGACATTCAAAAGAAAGCCGCCGAGCTTGCCCTTGAGCGAGAGAAGATGATCCGCGCTGATGACCGTGAGCGTGATCGTATAGCGCAAGATGGCATCCTGAAACGCCAGGAAATGGAGTTAAAGTATCAAGTTAACTTGGCGGCAACACAGGCAGAGATTGACGCCAAAGTAGCAATGGATCGTGAACGGATGCAAATGCAAGCCATCAACCAAGCCCAACAAGCCGTTACAGCGGCGCAACCCATGCAATGACAAACGACGAAAAAATACGACGCGCACAGGAAGCCGAACGAATTATCAACTCCACGCTTTATCAGGAGGCGTGGCAGCAGATTAGAGAATCATTGTTTGAAGAGTGGACGCACTCGGAAGATGCCAAGCATCGAGAGGCGATTTTTCATGACTTTAAGTCCATGGACCGTCTTCAGACCTACTTTGGAAGCGTGATTACTAGCGGTACGTTGACCCGTATGGCGGCTGATCGCCAGCGGAAACTGACCAAAACTTGATGGAGCGCAATAAATGAGTGAGAATTTAGCAACCGTTGAAAGCGAAAGCACAGCGGGGATGACGGTGGCGGAAGCCGCCAAAGCCTTTGAGTCGATGTTTGCCGAACCCGGAGAACAAACAGAAACCAAGGCGCAAACGGATGAAGCGCAAGCCGAATCCGATGATGTTGGCGATGTAGAGACAGACGCGGAAGAGCAAGGCGAAGGGTCCGAAGACGTTGAAGCATCGAGCGAGTCAGACGAAGACGCTCAAGAGTCAGAGCAATCCAGCGAGCCACCAAAGTTCACCGTCAAGATTGATGGCAAAGAACAAGAGGTTGAACTCAATGAGTTGATCAACGGCTACCAGCGAACGGCTGACTACACACGCAAAACGCAAGCATTGGCTGAACAGCGCAAGGCCGCTGAAGCCGAGCTGAACGCGGTGCGTGAAGAGCGGCAAACTTACGCTCAATTGCTTACGGCTTTGCAACAGCAAATCCAACAGCAGCAGGAAAACCCGATTGATATGGAGAGTCTATACAGGGACGATCCAATCGAATGGGTGCGGCAAACCGAGTTGCAACGTCAGCGCAACGAGAAATTGGCGGCATCACAAGCCGAACTCCAACGCTTGAATCAGTTGCAGCAGGCCGAAGTGCAACGATCAATGAAGGCCAGGCTTGAGCAAGAAGCACAACTTCTTGTGGAGGCCATACCTGAATGGAAGAACGCTGATACGGCCAAATCCGAAAAGGCGGCTTTGATTGAATTTGGTTTGAAGGAAGGCTTTCAGGAAGATGATTTGAAGGGCGTGGCTGATCACCGCGTTGTCAAGTTACTTCGTAAAGCAATGTTGTACGACCGGATCACGGCGAAACAGGCAACGATTAAGCCTAAGCCGCCAACCGTACAGCAGTCCAAAGTCATTGCACCTGGTAACCCTAAGTCCGCCAAAGTTTCCACGAGTGAAGTAGTCCGAGCCAAACAGCGCCTTGCAAAAACCGGCAACGTCCGTGACGCTGCCAAACTGTTTGAACATCTCATATAAAGGAAACCCAAATGACTATCGCATCAAACACCTTCCTCACTTACTCTGCAAAGGGTATTCGTGAGGACTTAAGCAATCAGATTTACAACATCAGTCCTGAAACCACACCGTTCATGAACAACATTGGACGTGGTACGGCTAGCAACACGCTGTTCCAGTGGCAGACAGACACGTTGGCGGACAACACCACCGCAAACGCGCAACTGCAAGGTGATGACATTTCGACGTATGACGCTGTAACGCCAACCGTTCAACTGACCAATTACACTCAGATTTCTCGTAAGACTGTGGTGATTTCCGGTACGGTTGAAGCTGTCAACAAAGCAGGCCGCAAGTCAGAATTGGCCTACCAGTTGGCAAAGCGTGCGGCTTAATGTGAGGCCCGTTACAAGGTAACTTGTAATTGAAACCAGGTGAATTGCTGGAAACTCTTCGTCGGAAATCGCACCGGAAAGACAATCAGCAGCCAAGCCCGAAAGGGAAGGTTCAACGACTAGAGGGAAACCTCGTAGGATCAAGCGATCCGAAGCGCCTGGCTCCTCAAAGTGTCGAGGATGAAGATATAGTCTGATCTTTGTGGAAACACAAAGCTGCGAAAGCGGTCAAGGTGGTAGCGAACCTTGATGAACAATATGGAACTGAAGCGCGATATGGAAACCATCATGCTAGCCAATCAGGCAGCATCCGCTGGTGACTCGACAACGGCCCAGAAAACCGGATCGTTGCTCGCGTTCATTAAGACCAACACCGACAAGGGTACGAACGGTGCTGATCCTTCTTACACCACGCTGCCTAACGATGATCGCAGCGATGGCGTAACCCGCGCATTCACTGAAACCATTCTCAAGAATGTGCTTCAGAAAGTGTGGGAACAGGGCGGCGATCCTTCGATTGTGATGGTTGGTGCCAAGAACAAGCAAGTTGTTTCTGGCTTCAACGGTATCGCAACGCGTTATCGTGATGTGCCTGCTGGTAAGCAAGCGCAGATCATTGGCGCGGCTGATGTATATGTCGGAGACTTCGGCCAAGTGAACATTGTCCCTAATAGGTTCCAACGTGATCGTGACGCGTTTGTGTTGTCACCTGACTACGCCGGTGTGCATTTCCTTCGTCCGTTCCAGCAAGTTGAGCTTGCAACAACGGGCGATGCTGAAAAGCGCTTGCTCCTCGCTGAATATGGCCTTGCCATCTACAACGAGAAAGCACATGGTTTGGCGGCTGACCTTTCGACCTAACCAGCAACAAGGAACGGGGGCGGAAACGCTCCCGTTTTCACATGGAATCAAAACTTTTCGAGCATGATCCACTTCTTGGCCTAACGCGCATTTGGCATTACGACGAGGCCACAGACACAGCGGTGATTGAAACGATTCAAGACGCAACACCTATCGTTGAAACCAATAAGGCAGAGTTCGCATCGATTGACGAACGCGCCAGGTGGAACGGTGAAGGTCTTGGCGTACAGGTTGCATCCATCCCCATGAACATCTACATGGACTTGGTGAGCAAGGGCATCACGCGCACAGAAAAAGATTTCAAGAAGTGGCTCAATGATCCCGATAACCGATTTTTCAGGACTCGACCAGGAAGGGTGTGATGGATAAGAAACGAATTATTAGTGTATGCGTCCCTGCGAGGGACGAAGTGCATTCAGACTTTGCGTTTGACCTTGTAAACGCTGTGGCGTTTCATGTGGCGAACCATCCAAATGACGCAGTAAACGTCAACATTTCCAAGGGGACGTTGCTTGTAAGCCAGCGTTCAGAATTGGTAATGACCGCCATGGAAAACAACGCTGACGTGGTGCTGTTTATCGATAGCGATATGCGTTTTCCGCAAGATACGATTAAGCAGTTGCTTGACCGCGACTTACTCGTTGTTGCTGCCAACTGCCCGCGCAGGCGGATGCCAGTGGGACCGACTGCGGCGAACTATGATCCAGAAACCCAACGCAAGGTGCCTGTCTATACCGGCGAGCATGACACAGGCGTTGAACAAGTTGATGCCGTAGGCACTGGCGTGATGATGGTTGACACAAACGTGTTTCGCGCCATCGAAATGCCTTGGTTTGCTACGCCATGGGATGTGGCGGCTAAGGGCTACATGGGCGAAGACATATACTTTTGCAAGTTATTGCGCGACAATTCAATTCCGTTGTATATTGATCATGACCTAAGCAAAAAAATAGGTCACATAGGAACCTGGGAGTACAAGCACGACCATACCTGGGCAATCCGTCCTCAAGAGGATGCTTACCGAGCATCAATCGGTCTTAAAACCGAACTTCGCAAAAAGGACGCTGCCTGATCATGGCGCTTGGCACTTACGCACAACTTAAAACGTCGATTGCCGATTGGTTGAATCGGTCAGATTTGACGTCTGCCATTGCCGACTTCATCACGTTGGCGGAAGCCGAATTCAATCGAACTGTACGCGTTCGACAAATGATTGTGCGTGCTAACGCCACGCTTGATAGCGAATACACGCAACTGCCATCCGATTTCCTGCAAATGGAAAATCTTGTGTTGCTCACGACAACGCCAACCAAATTGGAGTTTTTGAGCGATGAACAAAGCGATGACTTTTATACGCGTTACTTTTCGGCGGCTGGCACGCCGCGCTACTACACAATTATTGGCGATACGTTCAAGGTTGTCCCATCTCCGGGAACGGATACGACGCAAGTTCAAATGACGTACTACGGCAAAATTGCCGCACTGTCTGATAGCAATACAACAAACTGGTTGCTGACCAAGCACCCTGACCTTTATTTATATGGCGCACTGCTGCAATCGGCACCATACCTCCAAGATGATTCGCGCATTCCTGTTTGGAATGCCGCTTATGAGCGTGGCATTGAAGCCATGAAACTAGAGCAAGAACGTGCCAATTACAGCGGCACAACGCCACGCGTTCGCGCTAAACCAATGGGGTAATCCATGGCTAATTCATTTAGTGACTATCTTGAAAACAAAGTATTGGCTCATGTGTTTGGCGGATCAGCCTACACGGCGCCAGCAACAATTTACGTTGGTCTTTTCACCGCTGATCCTGGCGAGTCAGGTTCAAGCAACGAAGTATCGGGTAACGGCTATCTGCGTCGATCCATGGCGTTTACGGTAACGAATGACGCTGCCACTAACACATCAGCCGTTGAATTTCCCACCGCCACAGGATCATGGGGAACGGTTACGCATACGGCGTTATATGACGCATCAACGTCAGGCAATATGCTGGCTGTTGGTCAGCTTACCGCATCCAAATCCGTTGGAACGGGTGATGTGTTTCGTTTCAGCGCTGGCGATTTTGACATCACGTTGGCGTAATGATTGGTTACGGTGCTAATGACTATGGGCGTGCAAACTATGGCGTACAGAGTTACGTTGAAGGCGCCGTTGTCATTAGTGCTGCGTCAAGCGTATCGCCAACAGGATCGGTGCAGCGCAATGGCGAAACAATCATTGACGCCGTGTCAACCGTATCCGTTTCCGCTAGCGTCATTCGCGGCGGTGCTGTACTTATTGAAGGCTTATCAGCAGTTGCTGCAAGCGGCGCACGCATTGCGGCGGGATCGGTTGCTGTGGCGGGTGAATCAACCGTTGCAGCGGCAGGCACTATCGTTATGGTGGCGTCTGTATCAATTGATGCCGTTTCAACGGTTGCCGCGTCAGGCGGGGCAACCATTTCGGCGTCTGTGTCTATCGGCGCCACGAGCGCTGTAAGCGCAGCGGGCGCATTGAAATGGTCACCGATACCCGACCCAAGCGATACATGGACACCACAAGTGGTTACCAGCGAATCGTGGACCACGCAAACAGTTTCAGGAACAACTTGGACACCTCAAGTGTCACCTTATCGAGAGGCGGCTTAAATGGCTGATACCACGACAACCAACCTTAGTTTGACCAAACCCGAAGTTGGTGCATCCACCGACACATGGGGCAACAAACTTAACACGAACCTTGACACGATTGATGCAATCTTTGCATCGAACGGCACAAGCGTTTCCATGAACGTGGGCAGCGGAAAGACGCTTACGCTTGGCGGAAACCTAACGGGATCGGGGACGATCAATAGCGTCACCATTGGTCAGTCATTGGCGGCTGCTGGTTCGTTTACAACCTTAAGCGCATCCAGCAACGTTACGTTTAGCGGTGCTGTTGTCTTGTCATCCACGCTAACGGCTAATGGCAACACAACCCTTGGTGACGCAACAACCGATACGATTACCTTAACGGCAAACCCCACACTTTCAGCGGGTACTGCCAACGGAGTACTGTACCTCAACGGCTCCAGGGTGGCGACAAGCGGTAGTGCGCTTACTTTTGATGGGACTAATTTAGGTGTTGGCATTGCAACTGGATTAGCAAAACTGCATCTTTATGGTAGCGGTCAAATTGGTATTGTTGAATCAAGTGGAAACTACACAACAACAGGTTCAGGTTACTTGCGTTGGAAAGATGTGAATGGAAATGCGGCATTTGTTGGTTATGGCGGTAATGCAAATAACTTTGACATTTTTAATGCTCTTAATGGCGCAATTACTTTTAATACAAACTCTACAGAACGCATGCGCCTCGACTCCTCCGGCAACCTCGGCCTTGGGGTGACGCCGAGTGCGTGGGGAACTGCTAATACCGAAAGAGCATTACAACTTAATGCCGGTTCTGTTTGGTCATATTCTACTTTTGGTTTTGGTCTAATTAACAATGCTTTTTACGACTCAACAGGTAATTACAAATATATCCGTAGTGCGTATGCGCTAGATTATTTTCAGTCATCATCTACTGGCGTACATATTTGGCGTATTGCAGGTTCCGGCACCGCAGGCAACACGATCACATTCACGCAGGCGATGACGCTGGATGCGAGTGGGAATTTGGCTGTTGGCAACACCTCAAGTGGAAGTTTCGCTTCAGAAACAGATACTAGATTATCGGTTGGGACAGGGAGCGGAAACACCGGCCTGACTTTATATACAGGCAGTGCTTCATACGGCCAGATTCTTTGGGCGGATGGCACCTCTGGCGCAGCGACATATTCAGGTATTTTGCGTTATGACCATTCCCTCAACGCAATGCAGTTTTACACAAACGGTCTTAACGAACGCGCCCGTATCGGCAGCGGGGGTGAAGTTTATTTCCCAGGCGTTGGAACAACCGCCTCGGCTGCGAATGCTTTTCTTAATAACGGATCAACACCAGCAAATCAATTGCTGAGGTCAACATCGTCGCTGCGTTACAAGACGGACGTTGAAACGCTTGACCACGCTAAAGCCGATGCCGTTCTTAACTTACGTCCTGTATGGTATCGCTCCAAAGCTGAGGCTGACCGTAAAGATTGGTCATGGTACGGCTTAATTGCCGAAGAAGTCGCTCAGGTTGAACCGAGGCTTGTTCATTGGTCATACCCCGAAGATCAATTTGAAACAATTGAGACTCAGACAGAGATAGAAAAGACCCGTGAAGTTGAAGTAACGCCAGCGGTTTTAGATGACGAAGGCAATGTTGTTGAGCCTGCCGTTACGGAAACAGAAACCTACACGGAAACCGAAACAAAGTCTGAGCGTAAGTTAAAAACAGATGCTCAACTTGCCCCAGACGGTGTTCAGTATGATCGCTTAACGGTGATGCTGCTTGACATTGTGAAGCGTCAAAATCAACGCATCGAACAGCTAGAAGCTAAGGTTGCAGCACTGGAGGCCCAATGAACTTAAACCTCGACCAAAACGAAATCCAATTTATTTTGAACGTGCTCGGTGATCTACCGGCAAAGACAGGCGTGTGGCCGCTAATTGTGAAGATCAAGGAGCAGGCTGAGGCGCAGATTCCGAAAGACGAGCAATAAAGGTGATGTATGACTTCAGCCGACTCCGAAGCCTTAAAACGCATTGAAGTTCACGAAGCAGTGTGCGACGAACGCTATTCACAGATCAACGCCAGGCTCAAAAGATTGGAGATGATCCTTATGACCACGGCGGGCACCATCATCATTTTGCTTTTGAATTTAGCGCTGAAGTTGAAATAAGCATTCAGCAAGCTATCCGCCAATATGGAAGCAATCACCGACGCAATCGGCAAACTGTGGTACTTAGGTGCAGCAGTGGTTGCCATTGCGGCTTATGCGGTAACGATCAAAGTGCGCCTTGACTATCTTGAAAAGAATTACGACAAACAAATCACAGCACTATGGGAAAAGGTGAACGAGTTGAACGAAAAGTGCCAAGGGTCAGCCTAGCATGATGACGCTCTTATCAACGCTCTTGTCATTCTTAGCCGGGGGCGTGCCCAAGTTGCTTGACCTTTGGCAGGATTCCAAGGACAAGGCGCATGAGCTGGAACTTGCCCGTATGCAAAATGAACGTGAGCGTGAGTTAGCCGCCATGGGATTGCTTGCGCAGCAACGCATTGAAGAGATTCACACCGAACAAGTGGCGATGCAAACGCAAGCCGAAGAGATGAAAGCGTTGTATGCGCATGACATTGCAATTGGCGAAGGAACAAGCCAGTGGGTCAAGAACGCCAGAGCGTTAGTGCGTCCCGTGTTGACCTATGGCATGTTTATGCTGTTGGTATTCGTTGAGATTGGCGGCTTCTGGTACGCATGGACAACAAATGTGCCATTCGATTTGATGCTTGACCAATTGTGGGATGACGATACGCAGCAGATTTGGGCCGCGATTGTGGCCTTTCACTTTGGGTCACGAGCCTTTGCAAAATGATCAGTCCGCTTGCCCTCCAAATGATCAAGCATCACGAAGGTGTGCGTGCGCGGCCTTATCGTTGTCCGGCGTTGCTTTGGACCGTGGGTGTGGGCCATGTCATTGACCCATCGCACATCAACGTCAAAGTTGAAGAGCGTAAAGCCTTACCCATTCCACCAGGCTGGGATCGCACGTTATCGATGGCGGAAATTGACGACATACTTGCAAAGGACTTACAACGCTTTGAGGCTGGCGTATCACGATTGTGTCCTGCTGGTCTTACTCAGCCTCGCCTTGATGCACTCGTCAGCTTTTCGTTCAATGTGGGACTAGGCAACCTTCAACGCAGCACATTAAGGATGCGCCATAATCGAGGCGACTATACGGGCGCAGCAGTTGCGTTTAAGATGTGGACTAAAGCGGCAGGGAAAGAGTTGCCGGGCCTGGTCAAACGCCGCCGCGATGAAATGGCCCTTTACATGAGCAACTGACATGCCACTCGTCCCTATCAAACTTCCTCCAGGCGTTTACCGAAACGGCACCGAGTATCAAGCGGCGGGTCGATGGTATGACGCCAACCTCGTAAGATGGTTTGAGGGAACGCTTCGCCCGATGGGTGGTTGGCTTCAGTGGTCAAGCGCAACCGTCAGTGGCGTTCCTCGTGGCATGTTTGCTTGGCGGGACAACTCAACGAATGTCTGGCTTGCCGTTGGGTCAGCATCAAAACTTTACGTTTACCAGGGTGATGGTGACCAGGCCGACATTACGCCAACAAGTTTCAGCGCAGGGCGCACCGACGCAACGGGCGGAACGGGTTATGGTAACGGTGACTATGGCGAACAAGCCTGGGGTACAGCACGCTTAAACCTTGCATCAACAGGTATCTTGCCCGCCACAACATGGTCGATGGACAATTGGGGCCAATATCTTGTGGCGTGCTCGGATTACGACGGTAAGTTGTACGAGTGGCAACTTGATTTTGTAACGCCAACCAAAGCCGTTGCCATCACAAACGCGCCAACGAGTTGCAAGGGATTGATTGTCTCTGAAGAGCGTTTTCTATTCGCCCTTGGCGCCGGCGGCGATCCGCGAAAAGTGCAATGGTCTGACCAAGAAAACAATACGGTTTGGACGCCAGCCGCCAACAATCAAGCGGGTGACTTTACGCTTTCAACGCCTGGTTCCATCATTTGCGCCCGCCGCGTGCGCGGTGGCGTCTTGATCCTTACCGATGTTGATGCTCACTTTGCACAGTATCAAGGCCCGCCATACGTCTATGGATTTGAGCGCGTTGGAACGGGTTGCGGTGCCGTGAGCGCAATCGGCATCGCGGCAGCGGATACCTTTGCCGCTTGGATGGGTCAATCAGGCTTTTGGATTTTTGACGGTTACACCAAACCATTGCCAAGCGATGTATCTGACTATGTGTTCAATAGCATCAATCGCGGCCAAATCTCTAAAGTTGCTGCGGTGCACAATAGTAAATTCTCTGAAATCTGGTGGTTCTATCCATCATCCGCCAATACCGAAAATGACTCTTACGTCATTTGGAATTACCGCGAAAACCATTGGACGATTGGTTCGCTCATTCGTACGTCTGGAACGGGACAGGGTGTGTTTAGCGCTCCGTTGATGGCGGCATCCGATGGAAAAATTTACCAACACGAAACCGGCTGGACGTACACCGGATCGACCACACCTTACGCCGAAAGCGGTCCTTATCAGATTGGTATGGGTGACAATTTGCTTGTGGCGGACGAGTTGATTCCCGATGAGTCAACGCTTGGCGATGTAACGGCTACGTTCAAAACGCGACTCTATCCAACGGGTAGCGAAACAACGTATGGCCCTTACTCACTTGCCAACCCAACGTCGATTCGTTTACAAGGCAGGCAATTAAAGGTTCGCGTAACGAGCAACAACAATACAGATTGGCGGGTAGGCATCTTTCGTTTTAACGCCAAAGCGGGTAGCAGGCGATGAAACTGCCGCGCCCAACGCCCGATTATGATCAAGTGGCCGAGTTGACGCTGCGTCGTGCGCTTGAGCTGGCTGACGCGCTGAACCGTAAGAAGAACGCTGACATTGAACTTGGACAAGATGAAAAACTTGTCATTCGTTCGCCCAATGGAACGCGTTACTACCTAACCGTTTCCAATGTTGGCGCGTTAAGCGCCACAACGATGTGAGGGAATTATGATTACGCTAGCACAAGCCAGTGAAGTTTTCCAAAGCGTATTTGGCAGGGCGCCAAATGCTAGTGAAGTATCTAACTTCCAACTTGCTTTGGCGGCTAACAATCCTGCGCTTGTTTCGCAGAGTGCTCTAGAAAATTACCTAAAAAGCACACCAGATTATCAAATCTATGCGGCGACATTGCCAGTCGCAACACCGGCTCCAACTACCACGCCCGCGCCAACTACCACGCCAGCGCCAACCACTACGCCTGCGCCAACGTCAAGCCCATCAACCGGATTGCTCGATGCTGCAAAACCCATTTCTATATCGCAGGCGGCGGAAGTTTTTTATGGCCTTTTCGGTAGACAACCAAGTCAAAACGAGTTGTCAAACTTTAACGCTGCTATTGCGGCAAACAATCCCATTCTGTCAAGCGAAACATCGTTTTACAACTATTTGCGAAACACGCCGGAATACCAAACTTATGTAAATTCGCTTTTGTCAATGCAAAGCCAAGTCCTTGGAAAGCCATCGACCGGGACGACAACAACTACAACCACAGCACCAACTACAACGCCAGCCCCCACAGGGACGCCAGCACCTACGTCTGCACCTGGCGTACCGATCAATGACGTGCAAGCATCAGCCGTTTTTCAAAGCGTGTTTGGGCGCGTGCCAAATGCTACAGAGTTGGCAAACTTTAGAGGTTATCAGCAAGGCACAACGCCGTTCACGTCAACAGATGCCTTGACAACTTACCTCATGTCAACGCCTGATTATGCTTTTTATAAAGCTAACCAAGCGTTACCGCCGGAAACTTATGGCAAAGCCGTTGTTCCACAGGCGCAGTTGCAATACGGGTACGGACCAGAGCAAGGGTTGCTCACAAACATCAAAGGCCCAACGGGTCAGCAGATTCAAAATTACATGGATGCTTTTTATGCGGCATCTTATGGTGGTACACCAACGGCTGGATTGCTTGCGCCACGCGTTGCCGCCAATCAAGCGACATTGCCCGCATCCTTTTACGCCATGCCTCAAGGAGCGCCAACGGCGCAGCAGTTAGCCGCCACAGGTCAAGGGTTGCTCAACACGGGTACAACATTCAACGATTTACGCGCTGAGGCGCAAAAGTCTAATTTATCGCCACAAGTCACAGGTTCAATCCTTTCCACCTTAAACCAAGGTGCCTCATTGCCTTACGTGCAAGGATTGCTATCAGGAACTCTGCCGTTAGTGGCTGGCGAAAACTTATTGGCTTACAAGTGAACGCACACGATTTAAGCCATTGGGATCGATGCCGGCCATTTATCGAAGCGGCATTGTCTTTCACTGGCGGAACACATACCATTGAGGACATAAAGCGAGCCGTTGACGCCAATGAAATGCAGTTTTGGCCTGGTCAACAATCCGCTGTCATCACTGAGATTCAGAGTTACCCACAAGCCAAAGGGATGCACTATTTTCTTGCTGGCGGGGACTTAGAAGAGCTCTCGCGTATGCGTCCAATCCTTGAGAGATGGGCGCAATCAATCGGATGCAATCGTGTGACACTTGCCGGAAGACGTGGTTGGCTGCGTACGTTTTTGGCGGACGAAGGTTATGAAGAGAAATGGACTGTCATGTCCAAGGAGTTGAATCATGAGTAAAAGCGGCGGCGGTCAGACAACGCGTGTTGAACTTGACCCGGCATTCAAACAGGCGGCGCTAGAGAACTATGAGTTTTCTAAGCAACTAGCCGCCCAGGAATACACGCCTTATGGCGGCGCAAGAATAGCCGCACCCACGGCGGCAACGCAACTGGGCTTGCAGCAACTTGCATCTGCCGGGGCTATGGGGCCAGGCACGCAGACCGTTGATTACGCAACGGCGTTGGCACTGCAACCAACAAGCATTGCCGGCAACATTCAGCAATACATCAATCCGTTTCAGCAGCAAGTCATTGGAACGGCATTGCAAAATATTGAGAATCAACGAGCGCAGCAACAACTGCAAAACGCCGCAGCCGCCACACGCGCACGCGCCTTTGGCGGATCGCGCCAGGGCGTTGTTGAGGCAATGACCAATCTTAATGCTTTGCAAGCGGCAGGCCAAACGGCTGGCAATTTGGCTTATCAAGGGTTTGGTCAAGCGGCGCAACTTGCACAACAAGACGTTGCAACGCGCCAGGCGCAGGCTGCGCAACTGGCAGGGCTAGGTGCGCAGCAACAAGCAATCCGCCAACAACAAGCGCAACAACTGCTTGGCGTTGGCGCACAAGAACAGGCGCAACAACAAGCGCAACTCGATTTGGCGTATCAAGATTTCTTGCGCCAACAAGCCTACCCGTTGCAACAACTGAACATCAGATCGCAAGGCTTGAGCGGGTTTCCCGCTGAGAATCAACAAATTGCATCACAGCGTTTATCACCAGGTCAACAGTTTGGTCAGGGCGTCAGCACGTTGGCGTCACTTGCTTATCTTATGTCCGATAAACGCATGAAAGAAAACATTGATCGCATGGATTCGCCATTGTCGCAACTTGGCAAATTGACTGGCTATGACTACAACTACAAGGGCGATGATGAGCGAACGGGCGGCGTAATGGCGCAAGACGTTCGCCGTGTTATGCCTCAAGCCGTGGCAAAAGATGATAGCGGCATGATGGCGGTTAACTACCCACAAATTACCGGCCTATTAGTTGAAGCTGTAAAGGAACTTGATCGCAGGACAAGGGGATAAGCATGGCGTCACTACTAGACTTTTTTACGGGCAGCGGCAGTTATAGCGGGCAACAATTGCCTGATTCGCCTGAAGCTGCATCACAGGGTTACGCGCCAAACATCTTTGATCGCTTTGGCACTGGACTTGATCGCTTGCAACAGTACCCTGGCTTGCCCGCCATGCCGATGGATGAGGAAGAGCGGCGCAGACAGCGCTTGCTAACGCTTGCGCAATTAGGCTCAACGGTTGCTCGTGGCGGCACACTGGCTGAAGGCTTGCAAGGTGTGCAGCAACAAGGGTTGCAAAGGCAGTTGTTTCAAATGCAACTTAACGAGCAACAGCGTAAGTTACTTGAGCAACAGCAATTATCGCAACGTATGGCTGGATTACGCCAACGCTTACAAGGATTGCCAACCGAAGTAACGCCAGCCATGGCGCTTGCTGGTGGTGGCGGACCGACGGAACAAGCCGCACAAATGGTTGGTCAGCGCATACCTGAAGATACCCGCCAACAAATGAGGGCTGATTTGTTGCGAAGTGTGGCTTCAGAATTAGCGCTTGAACCGGGTGGAGCGGCACAAGCCAAGGCTTTGACGGAACTTGCACAAAACATTACTGAAGTCCAAAAACCAACCATTCTTTCGCCGGGCGCAAGAGCGGTTAGTCCAACAGGAAGATTGATTGCTGAGGCGCCGTTTAAGCCAGAAGAAAAAAAGCAATTGAGTTTTGAGCAAGAGATCATGGCTAATCCAAACTATCTTGATTCTCCTGCTGGTCAAGCCGTACTTAGGATGAAAACACTACTTGCTCAAGCAGGAAAGCCGCAAACAAACATTAGTGTTTCGACGGGGGAAACCTTTGCCAAGGAAATAGCAAAGGGTGCCGCCGGTCAAGCTCAATTACAAGTTGAACAAGGGCAGTCATCAGCAAGCCAGATTGAAAATAGCAACCGCGTTAGAGCGTTGCTTGATCAGGGCGTGATTACTGGCTTTGGTGCTGAAGGAAGGCTTAAGTTAGGCCAGGCAGCTCAAGCGTTAGGGTTTAATCAAAACGATCAAAGGATTGCAAATACCGCCACATTGATTCCTCAACTTGCACAACGCACATTGAACAACGCATCGAAGATGAAAGGCGTACTGTCTGATTCGGATATCTTGTTGCTCACAAAAGTATCGAACGCCGATATTTCAGTTGGCGAGGCATCGCTGCGCCAAGCACTAGATATCTCTGATCGCGTTGATCGTGAGTTAATCAAGCGCGGACGCAATGCGGCTCAGACGATCCTTGCAACGCCTGGTATGCAGCAATTTGCACCGCTATATCAAATCAATGAGCCAAAGCCGTACTCTAAGCAAGTCACAGTGCAAGGCAAATCAATGACCGCCACAAAAGGCACAGATGACAATTACTATGTAACTGTTAACGGCAAGCGTTACCGCGTAGAGGAATAAATCATGGCTGAAGCCCGACTCATACCCGTTGAGGATGATGAAGAAAAGCGCGAAGTGCGTTTGATACCCGTTGAAACGCCGCGCATAGAGCGTCCGCCATCACCAACCATTGGCGAGCGAACGATTCGAGGATTTCTTGATGTTGGGCAGGGTATTAAGCAGTTGTATTTAATGGCAACTGATCCTGAAGAAGCCGCCAAGTACACTCAAAAAGTCAATAGAGATTTGGCTTTGTATGAGGCCGCAATTGGCACTGCGCAGCCGCCTAGCATTTATGGCGAGCGCGGTATGCGTACCGATGCAGGACCAGCGGCAGACATTCCGCGTATGGTTGGCAATGTCATGGCAACTGCGCCGGCCATGCTCATACCTGGTGGCCGCGAGTTGACACTTGGTGGCATAACGGCGCGGACACTTCAAGGCGCCTTGCCAGCCGCAGCGATGTACAGCGAAGCAGGAACGCCGGAATCTAAACTTGCGCAAGCGGCAACAGGCGCCGTTGCCGGTGTGGTGGCGCCTGAAGTAGTGAAAGGCGCAACGCGTCTTGCGTTAGGCGGAAAAGATGTGGTTGGCGGCATGGCCCGCCAGGCAGTAACGATGCCGCCGGCACAAGTGCGTGTTGAGATCAACAATTACATCAAATCGCTCGATCCACAGGCTGACATTTCGCAACTCACAGCAACCGCGCAAGCGCGATTGGCTGAAGGTGCAAAGCAACAGTTACGCGCTACAGGAAATCTTGACCCGGCATCGTTGATGCGCCGTGAAGATTTTGAAAAACTAGGTATGCCCTATACGGCAGGGCAAGTTACGCGCGATCCAAGGCAATTTGCTATGGAACGCAACTTAGCCGCCATTGAGCAATCAGGCCAGCCATTGCTTGACATTTTTACGCAGCAACCGCGTCTGTTGCGCGAACGGCTTGAAGCAATACGCGGCCAGGCGCAACCGACGCCATTGGCAACGGGTGAAGCCGTAACAGGCGCAATTGGTCAGCGCGTTGATCGTAGCGGTATTTTTGGTGCGTTAGGTGCTGACATTGACGCGGCTTACAACGCAGCGCGTGGATTGCCAGGCGCAAAAGATCAAATACCTTTTGGCGATTTCCGCCAACGCATTCAAGCGACGCTTGATGACTTTGAAGATGTTATCCCTGCGCCTGTTAAAAAGAGAATTGATCAGTTTGCTATTGGCGGTGATGCTGGACGCCCATTTAGTATTGAAGAAGCGATCAAGTTTCGTCAGTTACTTACGCAACGAGCTGGCGAAAACCCTGGTTCCGCAAAAGCAATGGGTGACATTAAACGCCAACTCGATGTTTATTTGGCTGAAGCCACGCAAGGATTGGAAGCAAATGAAGCGGTGCAAAAGTTCCGCGAAGGCATCAATCTGTCAGCCGCCAGAGCAAGGGAATTTGAACCATTCAAACCAATCGTTGCCGGTCAAGCCAATCAAGATCAATTTTTTCAACGATTCATCATTGGCGGGCAAACCAAAGACGTCATTGCTTTGCGCGATACGCTTACTAAGCCACGCGGTGCAAAGATTGACCAAGCAGTGCTCGATCAGGCCAAGGCGGCATGGGATGACGTTAGGGCGCAAACAGTTCAATGGCTTATTGATAGTGCCGTTGGTACGTCAGGTGCGTTTAGCCAGGCAGGATTTAACGCCGCGTTAAAACGCATTCAACCGAAACTTGAAGTGCTTTTCAACAAAGAAGAGGTTGACCAGTTAAAGCGTATCGGTCGAGCATCAACCGCAGCGTTTGGCGAACCAGCAACAGGCGGCGTGCCACTTATCAATCGATCAGGCACAGCGCCAACGCTCATGAATATTGTGACGCGCGGTGTTGGCGGCAATGTGCCGCTAGTTGGACCTATGGCGCAAAACATTTCGCAGCGTATGCAAACTGCCGCCAATGTGGAAGCGACACAAGTTGCGGCGCAAGGCGGCGTTGTATCGCCTGCCGCTGCGCTTGAGCGCGAGAGGCAGCGCAGAATGCTTGCGCAACGCATGGCCGGTCCGTTTCAAGTTGGCCCGTTCCAAGTTGCGCCATTCCCTGTAATGGGAGGGCTTCTCACCGAGGGATATCGAAGGTAAACTACCATCTGGACTCCTCCTGTGTCATTCTCCCCCTGAGAGTGTTTGCCGCCTACCGATGGCGGCTTTTTTTTGACCGTTCGTCTGAAATGGTCTAACCATTTCGTAAACATGGTGCATGATTGCAAACCATGAAAATCATTCTCGGCATCGATCCAGGGTTGAGCGGCGCGATTGCAGCCGTTCAAGGTCAGAAACTTGTGAGCGTGTTTGACATGCCTACGGTTGAACGTAAGGTAGGCAAGTCAGTAAAACGCTTTGTCGCGCCGCACGAACTCCATACGGAGTTGGCGGCATTCTTGATCGACCATGAGTGCGAATGCTTCATTGAGCAAGTGTCCGCCATGCCAGGACAAGGCGTAACGTCGATGTTCAACTTTGGACGCTCGCTCGGTAACGTGGAAGGCGTACTCGCAAGCCTCAAGATTCGCTATCACTTTGTACCGCCAATGACATGGCAACGCGCTGTGCGCTTAACAGGTGGCAAGGAAGGTGCGCGCGCCCTGGCGATGCAAATGTTTCCAGAAATGAGTTCAGCGTTTAGCCGTGTCAAGGACAACGGACGGGCAGACGCTGCCTTGATCGCTTTGTATGGTTCGATGCAATAGGAGTCACTATGAAAACACAGGAAGTGGAAAACTTGAAAGAATTGTTGGCGTATACCCGCCAAATCGCAGCCGATTCAGATCGCAAGTTGCGCACCGCTAGGCAGTTCATTGGCGAGCTAACCGACGTTGAACGCCTTGGCGGTCAAGTGTCTGATCAGGTTCGCAGCCATGCTTACAACGTTTTGCAAAGGATCATGTGATGCTGATCCAACGCGATGGTGAAACCGTGGTTGTCGTTGATCGACCAAGGATTGGATCAGCCTATGAGCCGCCAAAGCCCAATTATTTGGCGGACGATCAATTGTGGATACAGAGTATCTACACGTTTAAGCGCGTGCCGGCTTACGCCATACGCGACAGGCAAGCCAAGTTGCTTTTGCTTGGTTCGCTTTACTTGGGCGGTGTCTTGATGCTTGGACAGATTGCACGCTACTTGTTGCAGCGATGAAGATGCCTTTTGTTAAAAACTTTTCACTTAACGCTTTATGGCGAGCACTGTCTCGCAAACCTGAAAGGGATCGCAATGGAACAAAAAATAACGATTGCTGCAACGGGTACTGTAATCAAGGAAGAGACTGCCCACTTAGAGCATCAGGCGGACGATACGTTTGGTTTCGAGGCGATAGCACCGAAAAAGGGTCGAACGCCAAAAGCTAACGTGGAAGTTGGCGAACTTGAAAAGCGTTTGAACATTGCGCTAGAGAATCTGGCGGATTGTGTCGAAACGCTCAAAGGTTTAGAAAGCTATGGACGCTTTAACGATTCTGTTGTTCGCCGCCGCGCACTCGAGTGCCTAAAGAGGATTGGCGAATGGGCATAAAAATGATTGTGTCAACGATCAAGCCTGATAAGGGATCGTTACACGTTTTGGCGGCAAGTGTTGATGCTTATGCGCCAGAAGTTGACCTTTGCATTGAGAACGGAAAAGGGCCAACGTTTGGTGATGATTACAACAGGGCCATTGAGCGTTTCATGTCAAACGACGACGATGGCGTAATCATCGCCAACGATGACATTGTGCTTGCGCCTTACTCGTTGCGATTGCTCATGGAAGATGTTGAAGCGTTAAAGAAATTGTGTGGTCCTAAGTTGGGACTCGTTGCAGCGCGATCCGACTATGTGCGCCCTTCGCAAAACATTCGCATACCGCGAGACGATAGGGACCAGTTTGTTGGTATGCGTTGGAAGGGCGAAGGCGCGGTTAAGAAAAACAAAGTGGTATCGCCTTTATTTGCATGGTTGCCGCGCCTAGCGTATGAGCAAGCACCGTTTCCGCCATTGAATTGGTTTAGCGATGATGTGATGTGCGCTGACCTTGTGGCACTTGGCTTTAGCCATTGGATTAGCCGTAGCTACATCCACCACGTTGGGTCAATGACGATTGGCGTTGACATGCAATCGAATCTTCAGCAGTCATTGCCGTGGATGAAATCACACAGGCCACACTATTTAGAACAATGGGGGATTGAATGATACCGATAAGGATTGTGGCGTGCACTCGCCATAACAGAAAAGATTTTGCAGGAACACCGCTAGGTGTAACGATTCAGCGCTTTGCGCATCTGTCATTTATTGAGGCGCAACTGTTCACTAACAACACGGCAGGATTGTGCCAACGCTATAACGAAGCGATCGAAGCCGCCAAGAACGATCCGGCGTTACTCGTGTTTGTGCACGATGACGTTGAGATTGTTGATTGGTACTGGTACATGCGCCTGGGCGCGTCACTCGATGATCATCACCTGGTTGGATTGGCGGGTAACTGTCAACCATCACCAGGTCAAACATCATGGGCGATCACGGACATGGAAGGCACGTTATCGGATCGCCAGGCATGGGCCGGTTGCGTAGCGCGTGGCAACGGCGAGTATTTGACAAGTTGGGATGTGTTTGCATCGCCTAATCGTCAAGTGTCTCTGATTGACGGTTTGTTTATGGCGGCTTACTCGAAGACGTTTCATGACAACGATATAAGGTTTGATGAGCAATTCACCTTTCATCATTACGACATGGATATTTGCCGCCAATTCACAGAGAAAGGTTTGTCAATTTATGTGTCATCGATTTCCGCCATCCATCACAGTCAAGGCTTGATGGGTCCGACGTGGAAAGAATCAGCGCAGCGCTACTTAGATAAATGGCAAGGCAAATGAACATCAACAACAGCGACAAGAAAGCAGAATTGCATCCCATGCCCGTATACATGTTGGAGGGTATGCCCTATGTGCCGCACTACGTCAAACCCTATCACTGGGTTGCACCTGGAGGCATAACAAGGACAACGACATGGCTTGAAGAGCGGCACGCCAAACAGACCATGCGCCCGTTGTGGATGCGCACTTGGGTGCTTGAGCGTTTCGTTGAAACGACACAAGACTTATAGCATAATCGAGGAGTTCACGAGGATGCTTCATGTTTCGGATCAAGCGGGTTGTGGAAATGTCCCAAACCACGGAGCAAGCCATACGCTTTCTTCAAAAAGAGTGCTTGCCATTGGATACGGTCCTAAGCCCCAAGAACGGTTGGTGGTGGATGGCGTATTGCGACGGTCGGTTAGCAGGGTTTGCCGCCATGCTGCAATCCAGCAAAACACCGCAAGCCGCATACTTAGCCAGGGCCGGTACGCTGGAGGCGTTTCGTGGCCGGGGGCTGCAAAAGAAATTGATTCGAGAGCGTTTGAAGTTCGCCAAGGACTTAGGTTTAACGCAGGCCATTACAGATACGACGGACAATGTGGCGTCTGCCAACGCGTTGATCGCCACAGGCTTCAGGATGTTCGAGCCAGACGATCCTTGGGGCTCGCCCAATACGTTGTATTGGAGGAAGGCTTTTGCCGTACAAAGACCCGAAGACTAGAACCGCCAAGCAAAAGATTTATGCTCGAAAGTATTACGAGCGAAATCGAGAAAAAACAATCAAGGCAAGTGTCGCGTCAAACCGCGTATTGCGTGCAAAGTGGCGAGCATACAAAGCATCACTTCATTGCGAGCGGTGCGGCATACAGCACGAAGCGGTCATTGACTTTCACCACGTTGATCGAACGCCGCCAAAACGAAACATCAATGCGCTTGTCACGGCAGGGTCTTACGGAAAAGCCTTCGAGGAAATCAAAAAGTGTATTGCGGTTTGCTCCAACTGTCACCGAATCTTGCATCACGAAGAGCGCAAGCTAAAACGCAAAAAATTAAAACTTAAACACAAGAGGAAAAAGTCATGAACGCACACTCAGAATGGTCACCATCAGCCGCCGAGCGATGGATAGCGTGCCCGGCATCGATCAAACTCTCACGAGGCGTGCCGCCACGCGAAGCAGGAGAGGCTGCAAAGATTGGAACAGCGGTGCACGCATTAGCGGAAACGGTGATGCTGACAGGTTCAGCGCCACATACATTTGTTGGAAAGGAATTTGAAGGTGTTGCGATTAGCGAAGAGATGGCGTCTTGGGCCGAGGTCTATACGGACTTTGCGGGCGAACTGGAAAAGCGCATGGAAAGTGCTTGCCTCATCGAAGAACGTCTTAGGATTCCTAATTACGCTGGCGCTGATGTGTACGGCACTGCCGATCTTGTTTGCTTTAACGATGTTGACCTGGTTGTTGGAGACCTTAAAACTGGTCGCATTAAGGTGGATGTTGAAGGTCCGCAACTTAAGATTTACGCGCTAGGCGCATTGGAAAAGGCACCGGCAAGCGTTAAGAACATTACGCTTGCAATCATTCAGCCAACGCAGGAACCGCAGATCAGTTTGGCGTTCATGACGAAGGCTGAACTCATTGATTGGTCCGCCAACGTGTTGGAACCGGCATTGCGCGACACGTTGGCACCGTTCCCGCCAACCAATGAAGGTGAGCACTGCCGCTGGTGCCCGGCCAGGTCAAAGTGCCCGGAAAAGATTGCCAGGGTAGAAAGTTTTGCCGGAGTAACGCCAAAGCAAATTGATGAAGCTACGGAAGAGGAATTGAACGCCATGATGAACGTGGCGGACGATGCGCTGCACACAATCGAGGCCATCAAAGAGCGCGTTACAAACGCGCTGCAAGCAGGGCGTGAGTTGCATGATTGGACGCTTGTACCGAAGCGTGCAACGCGCAAATGGCAAAGCGATGAGCTGATGGCGGGATTGCTGAGTGCGCACAAAGGTGCTGTAAAAACAGTGCCTATTACGCCCGCGCAGTTAGAAAAGAAATACCCAAATCTTTATCAGGAATTCGCGGATAAGGTCACCGCTGAATCAAGTGGCTTAACACTTGGGCGCAAACCCGCGCCAAATTTGACCTCACTTTGAAATAGGAAACTTTGACATGCTAGGACTTACAGGTGGTGGATCAGGACTTCCGTATATTCGTTTCTCTCCATCGATGAATATGTGGAGCGACAAGACGGGTCAGGAAATCCAATTAAAAAAAATGTTGTTTGACATTGACAACGTGCAAACAGGTTGGTTGTTGCTTGAAGCCGGTGTGCGTGATTGGCAACCCGATCAAGAGTTAGGCAGGCAGGGCCAAAAGCCAAGCGATGCGCATAAGCGCGGGTTCGTGGTGCGTTTTTTCAGCCGCGAAATGGGTTGGGTTGAATGGTCATCGAATGGCGCAGGGCCAAACATGGGACTGGAAGCGCTTTACACGGCAGCCGCCAAGGATCGCAATGCGAACGCTGGCAAGTTGCCGATCATTGAGTATGTGGGCGCCGAGGCCATGAAGGTTGGCAAAGGCAACACGCGCAAGCCCAAGTGGAACATCACGGGTTGGGCACCAAGGCCAGCAGATGATGCGGGCGCTGCGCCCGTTGCTGCGCCGGAGCCTGTGGCCGCTGCGCCTGCAAAAGGTGAAGAGTTTTAAGTAATCACTTATTCACAAAACCCGGTCTTTTTAGGCCGGGATTTTTTGACTCTTAAGGGGATGACATGGCGGATGGCGTTTACAAAATAACGGAATCGTTTGAAGAAAAGGTTGCCGAATACACCGGCGCACCATACTGCGTGGCGGTAGATAACTGCTGCAACGCTTTGTTCTTAGCGTTGACCTATGAACGTGTGGCGGGAACGACGATTAGGCTACCGGCAAGAACTTATCCAGGCGTGCCTTGCGAAGTGATTCATGCCGGCGCGAAGGTTGACTTTTATCCGGTTGAAGGAAGAACGATTAAGGGCGCGTATCAATTAGCACCTACGCGTGTGTGGGATGCTGCGCTTTCGTTTACCTCCAATATGTATGTCAAAGGCTCGCATATGTGCGTGTCGTTCACTGGGCCTTATAAGCACCTAAAGCTAGGCAAGGGCGGTGCGATTCTCACTGATGACTATGCCGCCATGCTGTGGTTTAAGCGTGCGCGTTTCAGTGGGCGGCGTGAGTGTTCCTATCACGACGATCATTTCGACATGATCGGTTGGAACTTTTACATGATGCCGGACGTGGCGGCGCGTGGCTTATTGCTCATGAATCAATTTTGGCATCGTGATGGTTCGCCAAAGGTGATGGAGGACATTGAGATGAGCTACCCGGATTTGTCTAAGTTTCCAATTTACGCGTTTGGGGGTGATCGATGATTACGCCAACGATTGAATCGTTAGAGATCGTTAGGCGCATTTCTGATCGCATAGGAAACCAAACATTTCATCATCATTTTCATATTCTTTATGACTTGCCGTTGCCTGGCGTACATCGGCCAACTTACTTGGAGATTGGTTGCTATGCCGGGGCAAGCGCGATTTTGATGCTGCAAAAAGATCGGATGCACGCAGTCAGTATTGATGTTGGCGCTCCAATTCCGCAATCGGTTGTTGAGGAAAACGTCAAAGCGAACAATCCCAATAAAAACACTTTTCGTTATGTACTTGGCGATTCCCACCAAAAAGAGACATTTGAGCGTGTTAGCGATTTAAGTGTTGATGCACTTTTTATCGACGGTGATCACACGGGTAATGGCGTCAAGCAAGATTGGGAAATGTACAGCCAACTTGTAGTGCCTGGCGGGTGGATAGTTTTTGATGATTACAACGATGAAAAGTATTCGCCAGAGGTAAAGCAAGCCGTGAACGATATTAGTGAAGCACTGAATCCGTCTGCTTTCCGTGTTTATGGAACGCTGCCAAACACGTTAGGCGCTAGGGGTTTCCCGCCATCATTTACGGATGGCAATTGCTTTATTGTCCAAAAACTTTTCGGGGGTGATCGATGAATCAAGACTTTGAGTGTCCACGCTGTGGGCATTGCTGCCAGGCACTGGAAGAAAAGCAAGAGCCGGTGGCGTGGATTACCGATGGAGGCAAGGGGGAACTTTGGTGGTATCAATCATCAAAGTTTGATGAAGAAGGCAACCTGATCGGATATAACCCAGACGATGTACCACTGTACACCGCACCACCAAAGCGAGAATGGGTTGGTCTGACGGATGAGGAAATAAACAGCGTTCGTTATAGCCGAGATTGGACTGCGGATTGGACTGATACGACTTTTGCAAGAGCCATTGAAGCCAAGCTGCGGGAGAAGAATCATGGATAGAGAAGCTATGCAGATGGCGCTAGAGGCTTTGGTGGAAATCAACAAGTTGAGTATTGGTGAAAACGCCATCTGCCTGCCAGCGGAGATCGATGGTGCAATGGACGCCCTGCGCCAAGCACTGGAGACAAAGCGT